CTAAAACTTACAGTACAAGCAACCGGTGAAAACTCGGGAACTTGGGGTCAAATTACAAATACAAACTTACTTATTTTAGAACAAGCTATTGGTGGCTTTACAACTTTTAACTTAACTAACGCTAATAGATCTTTAACTTTTACAAATGGTGCTGTATCAAATGGTAAAAATGATGTTATTAAATTAACAGGTACTTTAGCAGCTAACAGAACAGTATCTATCCCAGATTCAATTGAAAAAGTTTATAATGTACAAAATGCGTGTGATCATGCTGGAAACACTTTAACTTTTAAAACATCATCAGGTACAGGTGTTCTTTTATGTGAAGGAAATAACTATGTATTATATTCTGATGGTACAAACGTTGTAAAATTATCTGAGCAAAGAAACTGGAGAGCGGTTTCAGCAGCTGAAACAGTTCAAGCTGGAGCTCAACTTTTAGTAAATACAAATGGTGGAGGTGTTACAATCACGCTACCTGCCTCACCTGCTACGGGAGATGAAGTTTCATTTGTCGACCAAGGTTATGATTTTAATAGTAATGCATTGACTGTTGGTAGAAATGGATCTAATATAGCTAACGCAGCATCAGATCTAGTAGTCAATACACAAGGTGCAGCTTTTTGTTTAGTCTTTTCAGGAGATGCAACAACAGGTTGGACGTATAAGGAGAAATAATAGATGTCAAATTACGAAGCAACAAGATACGATTTCGACGGAGCAAACCTTACAGGTATCGAAGGAATTCCTACAGCAACTATTGTGCCATGGTCAGATTCTTCTATCCCAACAGGTTTCTTAGAGTGTAATGGTGCAGCAGTATCAAGATCAACTTACTCTGCATTATTTGCAATCATAGGTACAACTTACGGAGCTGGAGACGGTGCATCAACTTTTAACGTGCCTAATTTGGCCGATAATGTAGCAGTTGGAAAATCTAATAACAAAGCTTTAGCATCAACTGGTGGAGCAAACACAGTGACTTCAACAGGAAATGTTGGCGGAAGTACAGCTAATGCTACACTTTCTGAAGCACAACTTGCATCTCACGATCATACAATAAACAGAACTAATGGTGGTCCTGGAAGTGATACTCTATTTAGTGCTACCCAAGCTGGTCTAGTATCTAGTCAAGCAGGTTCGAATTCAAGAAATGCTGGTTCAGGCACAGGTCACTCTCATAATATGAGTGCAACTTTTACTGGAGATGCAACTTCAGTACTTCAACCTTATTTAACAATTATTTATATTATTAAAACTTAGGAGAAAATATGGCAACAAACGCAACATGGACAGTGGTATTCGAAGATAAGAAGATTATCAAACAATCTGGTGATGCAGCAGGTACTTCTTATATAATTGATGATAATGATTTTTGGGGATTAGCAAAATTTTCTAATATCTGGGCTATTCAATATGGAACATTTGAACCTAGTGATACTGTAGAACATAGAGATCAAACACCACATTGCACTTGGGAAGATGCAAACTTAGGTGATTTTTCTGATTTTATTAATAAATGGGACAGCGCTCACTTAGCACAATTACAATCAAATTGGGATAATGATAATGTTGATGGTGAAACAGCTGAAGATAAAATTGCTAGATTAGGTGCACGACCTACATCATACTCATCGTAACATCATCCAAGAAGTTAATATATATTTTTCACCAGATAGTGGTGAATTACCTCTATGAATATACGGAAAAGCAGCGGGCCATATAACTATTCTACCTGTTTTAGGTTGTACTCTTTTTGAAAAATGTAAAAATTCAGTTTCTCCCCCTTCTTCTACATCATTTAAATATATACTAAAAACAAAAGCTCTAGGTTCATTTTCAAATCCTTTACCATGTTCAATATGCCAAACATGATAACCCTCTGTAGGTAAAGTTTTTTGTATCTTTAAATCTGTAAAATGAAAAGGAACTCCATAAGCCTCGTCTGCTCCTGTATTTTTTACATAATGATTCCAAGCTAAATCAAAATTTACCATCATTGGTTTTAAAGACTCCCACCAAATATCTATATTATTAGGAGCTGCAAAAAATTGTTGATCTTGTTTTTGTAATATAGATGCTTTTTCAAAACCAATTCTATTTATTGTATTATTAAATTTATTTTGATCTTCATATAATTTAATAGCTTTATTGCATTCTTCTTTTGTTATATAGTTATCATACACACCAATAAAGTTGGTGATATTTACAGTTTTTTCCATTAATATCTCTCTTTCATAATTTAAATAAGTATTATATAACGATTTATATGCTACAAAAATTAAAATTCAAGCCAGGATTCAATAAACAAGACACTGAGTCAGGGGCCGAGGGTCAATGGACAGATGGTGATTTTGTTAGATTTAGATATGGATTACCTGAAAAAATAGGTGGCTGGTTACAATTAACAGCTGCTCAAAAAACATTGCCTGGAGCAGCAAGAGCACAAGTTGCATTCTCAAGTTTTGCAGGTGAAAAATATTCTGCGATCGGGACATCTCAAGGTTTATTTTTATATTATGGTAATGACTTTTATGACATTACTCCTTTAGATACAGCAATTACTGGAGGCACATTAACAACTGTTAATAACTCTAACACTATAACTATTAATAAAGGTTCACACGGACTAGCTGTGGGAAGATACGTTACTTTGTCCAGTGTCACTGTTACAGGAGCATCTGGTTACACAGCTGCAGATTTAGAAAAAGTTTATGAGATATTAACTGTTCCAGATATAGATAAATTTACTGTTCAAGCTGCATCTGTTGAAACAGGTTCTGGTATGACTGCTGCAGGAGCCGTGACTGTTAATCCATATGTTGAAGTAGGACCAACAACACAAACAACTGGATTTGGTTGGAGTACATCTACATGGGGAGCATCGACTTGGGGAACAGCGAGAGCTACAAGTTCTGTAACTCTTGATCCAGGAAACTGGAGCCTTGATAACTTTGGTCAAGTTTTAGTTGCAACTATATTTAATGGTAAAACTTTTACGTGGAATGCAGGTGCATCAAACGCTAGAACTATAAGGGCATCACTAACTACATCTAATTTTCAAACTACAAATAATCCTACAGCCAGCAGATTTACGTTGGTGTCAGACAGAGACAGACATTTATTTCATTTTGGAACTGAAACAACCATTGGTGATGTCACAACACAAGATCCAATGTTTGTAAGATTTTCTAATCAAGAAGATTTAAACACATACACACCAACGGCTACTAATACAGCAGGTACGTTTAGACTAGATACTGGTAATGAAATACGAGCAGCACTTCAAGGTAAAGATTATGTATTTGTTATAACTGATCTTGCTGCATATGTTATTCAATTTGTTGGTCCACCATTTACATTTAGTGTTAGACAGGTTGGTACAAATTGTGGATGTATTGGTCAACACGCTGCTACCTTCGTAAATGGAGCAGTGTTTTGGATGGGATCGCAGGGTGGATTCTTTGCATTTGATGGTACAGTAAAATCATTACCATCATTAGTAGAAGATTTTGTATTTAGCACAGATGGAGATAACCTTGGATTAAACTTTAATTCAAGCGACGTTATCTTTGCAGGTGCAAATAATTTATATACAGAAGTAAACTGGTTTTATCCTAAATCAGGATCTGATCAAATTGATCGATGTGTAACTTATAACTACTCTGAAAACTGTTGGACAACATCATCTTTAGATAGAACGACATATCAAGATCAAAGTGTATTTGATAATCCATACGCTACAGATTACGATGACACATTAACACCAGTCTTTCCTGATATATTAGGAATTACAAATAAATATGGTGCTAGTATTTACTACGAACACGAACAAGGAACAGATCAGGTTAACAGCACAGCAACTACAGCTATCCCTGCATTTATACGATCTGGAGATTGGGATATAACATCTAGACGTAGTGCTCTTGGTCAACAAACAGGTGTTGCAGACTACAGAGGAGATGGTGAGTTTTTTATGGCTGTTAGACGATTTATACCTGATTTTAAATACCAAACAGGTAATGCCAAAGTAACTTTATTAGTTAGTGCATATCCAGACGATGTGGCTGTAAGTTCTCCACTTGGACCCTTTACAGTTACCTCAACAACTGATAAAGTAGATACACGTGCAAGAGGAAGACTTGTATCTGTCAAGATAGAAAACGATGGTACAGGTGAAACCTGGAGATACGGCACACTAAGATTAGACGCACAACCGGACGGTAGAAGATAATGGAATATTTTTTTAATGTAAATACAGGCAAGGTAGAACAAAGACCTGTGGAGCAAAATTTTTATCCAGGCACTAACATTCCAATTAAATCTATGGCAGAAATAGCTGCTGCAAATCAGTTTCCTCTTTTGCCTAGTAGTTCGACTCTTCCTTTAAACGCGTTTAAAAATACTGTAGCACCCATGGGTGTTAACACAGGTATAACTGCATCATCAGCAGCAATTCCTTTTGGATCTCCTGTAGATATTGCACAAGGTTTTGTTAAAAGCTCACCTAGTGATGCAAGTTTTCCAGGATTAACCAATGTTGATGATATAGACTCTACTTACACATCCGAAAGCTTTGACGTAACTCCAGAAAAAACAGGTATTGCTAAACTATTTGAATTCTTACAAAAATTTTCACCATCTGGTCTTGCAGTAAAAGGTCTTAATGCTTTAGGATCGATGTTAGATTTTAAAAACTCTCCTAATTATAGACCTGCAACGACAGGTGTTTTTGGATACACACCAGAAGAGTTAAATAGAATGAATGCTTTGGGTGGATATTACTCAGAGCCCATGAGGGAGATGAGAAGAAGATCAAATAGAATTTCTAATATGTTAGAAAGAGCTGCAGCTGGTAAAAATTATAGTAAAAAGAATTTACAAAACCTTATGAAGCAATTTGATATGGGTGACGTTGATACTAAAGGTATGATTGATAGTATAAAAGCATCTGCTGATATGGGTTATGGAAAAGGAGGTGGAGGAAAGTTTGATTCAGGTAGAGATTATAGTTCCTCACCAGGGGCTATTGCAGGTGATATGGAATACGGAGAAGAGTAATGGCTAAAATAACAAACTACATACCTGAACCAAAAGAAGAATACGATGTAGAAAATCAAAGACAGATACTAGAGTCTTTAACTACACTACAAAATCAATTAAATTTTTCTTTTCAACAAGACTTGAAAAACGAACAGGACGCATTTAATTACTTTTTAGGATGAGTATAAATTATAAAAATCAAGGTTTTAAACAAACCGGTACAGGCAAAACTACTGTACTTACTTGCCCCACAGACGGAACGATTATAGTTAAAAGTATTTATTGTGCAAACAATGATGCGTCATCAGCTATTTTAGTTAATATGAATTTTGTTGACTCGTCAGATTCTAGCACTGAATATGAATTTTTTAGAGATGACGTGGCCGCTAAAGAGCAAGTAAACGCTTCACCTCAAGGCTTGAATTTAGAAGCAGGAGATGCTATAACTGTGCAAGCAGCTACAGGTAGTAGTAAGATACAAGGCCTGATAAGTTATGCTTTAATAGATAGAAGGAATGAAAACGGATAATTTACCAAAGATAGATTGTACAACTATAGTAACATATAGAAATACAAAAACTGGCGAAACATATAAAGAGAAGAAAGAAGGACCTGATATTGTACAAGACGTTACTGTGCAGGTAACTAATAAAGGTTTAGAAGTCTTCCAGAAAGTGATGAATGATACTAAGAAACCAAAACCCTAAAGGCGGAACAGAATTACAATTCGAGTATTTAGAAAAATACGTCGACAACAATTTATTAGATCAAGTACAAATATGTACTTCGGTACCAGAAAAAATACCTTTGCATCCAACTAAACCAAATATACTTTGGCAAAAAAATTCTTATGATCAACCTAACTTAGCTCCCTGGTTTAATAACCCTGCTAATCATAATAAATACGACTGGTATGTTTTTAACTCACACTGGACATATGAAAAATTTAGAGATCATTTTAAAATACCAACTAACAGATGCGTGGTAATTAAAAATGGTATTGATAAAATAGAACAAGCTAAGCCATATCAAAAAGGTCAACCTATAAAGATAATACATCAAAACACACCTTGGCGTGGTTTGTCTGTATTGTTAGGTGCTATGCAGTTAGTAAAAAATCCTTTGGTTACTTTAGATGTATATTCATCTACAGAAGTTTACGGTAAACAGTTTTACGATCAAAACGATCATGAGTATAAAGAGCTTTACGAGCAAGCAGAAAAATTACCTAATGTTAATTATCTTGGTTACAGACCTAATCAATACATAAAAGATAACTTAAAGAACTATCACATGTATGTTTATCCAAGCACTTTTGAAGAAACGTTTTGTATATCATTACTTGAATGTATGGCTGCAGGTTTATATTGCATCGTCAATGACTTTGGTGCTTTGTATGAAACAGGAGCAGAGTTTCCGATGTACATACCTTACGATTCTAATCACAGAGCAATGGCACAGAAGTTTGGCTTTGGTATAGAACAAGCATCATATACTTTAGATCAAAAACAAATACACGATCATTTAGGTTCTCAATCTAGATACGCACATATTTATTATAATTGGAATAAAATAGCTATGCAGTGGACAACATTTTTAAAAGGAGTAATTAGTGCAAAATCCCAATAAGCCTATCTGGTTTAATGAAGATACTTATCAAACTATTCAACAGTCTACTACTAAAGCTGAAGTTATAGATTTATCTGATCCTCAACCAGAGTCTAAGTCACCTTGGAAAATAATGGTGTGCACACCTGTGCACAGTGAGTGTTCTATTCATTACACACAAGCATTATTAAAGTTTCAACAAGATTGTTTAATGAGAAAGATATTAGTTAGTTTTACCTTAATGAAATCGTCTTTAGTTACTCAAGGTAGAAACCTATGTGTAG